GTCATAGTTAGCTTGTTTACTTAACGGCGAAACAAGTGGAGCTAACTGGCAGACAAGGCAAACTCGTCCTGGCAAACGTCTCTTCAAGTGCAATCTGAAGTTCCGGAGAATAATCAAACGCCAACATGAAGTCCAGGCGGGCCTCGGGTGTAATGGTTGCTGGGTCAAACGTCTGCTTGACGGACCGATGTGCCAGTATCTCGTCAACCTCATGTTTGAAATGGTCGACGGGCCCAGCTATACGAATGAGCATCTGGGCATAAGCTTGCAGAACAGGAACGCCTCTGTTACTAGCAAGTTCAGACAAACCAATGGACTTAAGAAGGCGCAACCAGCCTTGGCCATGGTAGGTCTTAGTCGTGTACGCAGTTTTAGTCAATACCCTGTTTGGATTGCGAACATAAACAGTGCCCACTGATGTCTGAATGGGGCGTGACTGACAAAACTCAACAGCTTGAATCAAATTGGCGTACTCCACCTTCGTCGTCAGGCCGACTTGGGCGAAACACTCGCTGTCAAACAAGGAGAGGTCCGATTGATCCATAACAACGACAGAATCGTCGCCGTCACAGAGTATCCGACAGTCAACATTCCTCGTGGCGTACAGAAGGATGGCTTGATTGATAACATTATCACCGAGACTGGTGTTATAGTCCCCAGAACACATGGTGCCATCCATGGTGTATCTAATACCGTGCCGAGTTCGGCACTTATTGTGTTTCTGCAGGTACAACAGATGTTTCAATTGTTTGTTACCTGGGTAATATTCCTCATAGAACATACGTTCCCACTTTCTCTTGTCATTGGTAAGGTGGGAATCGTACGCGGAGTGGTCCATCAAAACGGCAACGGGTCGGGCAAAACAATCCCAAGCACTTCGGACCCAACTGCCTTTTTGAGCTGGCGTCATACCCTTGGCAAACAGGCGACGACCTGCGTGCTTACCTCTGGCGTTCTTGTAAAGGACTCTCCATTCTATCCTTTTCAAGAACCTAGCTAGAGTATAACAGTACTCGTCAGACCTGTGTTGAATAAGTCTGGCGGCCTTTGTCATCTCTCTTTCGCTATCAGGGTCAGGGAATGTCTCGAACTTAGTGAAACACTTGACACGAGCATACGCATCACTCCATCCGTTCTTATCAATATTACTGAATGCATTCCTTATACGATTGCGACGATTCTGTGGCGATTTTTCAATGACCTCTTGCCTTGAAAGGGGCGTCTTGAAAGGATGCACAGGGTAAGCCTCGCGTAGCAAGGAAAAAGAATGCTCCCAGATTGATTGGGCGGCTGCCGATGGTTCTGGCACTTCTTTGAGGTGGCGTTCATTTAATGCGACGAATTCGTTGCGCACACAGCCCTGATATGCCATGCACTGTGATACCCCTTCTAATTGGAGAAAAGGTATCAACTGTTCAACCTTGTGCTTATGGACACAAGGTACACCAGCATAAGACTCAAAAGAGATAAATGCGTGCTGGCCGTGCTCACATATCAGGTTCCGGTCGCAACAAACCGTCCTTGGCTCCACTATGACAAATTGCTATCGTGGTGCTGGCAACACCCCTGTAGGGTCACTCACTCGTGCCCTCTCCGTTCTTCGCGGATAGAGGACGCGGAGGAACCGCTGCCACAAGCTAGGATCTGAGACGATAGCCCCCTTCTGCAGCAAATTGGTTCGATCTAACCCAATTGTGCCATAAGTTCGCAGAGCCCATTCAAAGGATCGGTCAGCAGGGCTCTGCAACATAGCGACGGGGGCAGAAAGGGAAAAGATGGTCATCCATTCCTCGTCGCTAAGCGTTTTCCACTCAGGATCAGTGTCCCTCAAAGCCTTGGCCTTATTGCGGGCGAACTGCCGAAACAGCTCGTCCCGTCTGACTCCCTCAAATGCAAATGACAACTGATAGTAAAGTCGCCTGGCCTGGGGGTCAGTAGGTATCTCAAGGATAGGGGGGACCATGGTCTTGGTTCGAAACGGAAAGTGTGACCCAAAAACACCATCCTGCCAATTCCTGGGTGTTAACCAGTTGTCCGTGGCTTCTGGACACATGGCAATTGGGTGGCCCTTTTGGGGACACTTCGCT